ATTTTTTTGTAAATCTGATTGTTGACTTCTTAATATTAAATCCATTAAACCAAAAACTCTTATGTCTAATATTTCCTCTACAACTTCTCGTCTATATCTTGGTTTCATTTTCATAAAAGGTTCATAAGAAGAAGAACCTAGTATTACTACTTGTATAAAGGATCTATAATTTAACTTCATTATATTGGCCTCTAAATATTTTTGATAGTCTATAGTTGAGGCGTCTTGATTTATCAAATCACCATCTGCATATATTTCAAACTTATTAGGTTTAATTCCTCTTATTACTTTATAGTTTTTTGTACCAACTGTAAACTCTACTGTTACCTCGGTGTCTGTGTCATTAATAGTATTAACTATTTGTTCTTTTTTAATTAATCTAAAAGGTTTATTAAATAGTACAAAACATAATGCATCAAGTAGTGTTGATTTACCACTACCATTTGTTCCTACTATAAGTGTTGTAGGTGCTTTATTTAATTCTATTTCTATTGGTGTATTACCAGTAGATAAGAAATTTCTCCATTGAATTTTTTTAAATATTATCACTGTTCACTGGCCTCTACGTATAATTGTTTTGCAAAAGTTTTTAGTTTAGCTCTGTCTAAAGTTGTATCTACTTGGTCAATATAGTTACCTAAAAATGTTAACGTATCTTCTCCTTGATCTAATATGTTTTCTTTTACTGTTGAATTTATATCTGAACTTAAATCTTCTATAACATTTATCTCGTATGCATTTATCTCATTGTGAAATCTGTCTAATAATTTATCAAACATATCACTGTCTGTCTTTTGAGATATAAACAATTTAACATATGTATTTTCATAATCACTTAAATCTTTTTTACTGTAATCTTCTTTTTTATCATCATATATAAATTTTTTAAACATTATTAAAGGATTAGGTACTCTTGTTAACTCTCTAGTAGCTGTATCAAATATATGAAAACCTTTAGGACAATTATAATCAGACCACATAATTTGATAAGGACAACCTAGATAATAAATTTGGCCATCATCAGATTTTTTATGAAAGTGGCCTGTTATTACTTTTTCAAATCTTTTAAATAAACTTTTATCTAACCCTTGTTCATTTAAGTGGCCTTTGTGCATTTCAAATCCTTTTATTTCTAAATGACCCATAACTATTTCAGCCGTAGATTTGTCTATGTTGTGTAATGAGTCTTCCATATTTGTATCACAAATCCAAGGTATAAACAATATATCTAATCCTTCAAAGTTAACTGTTTCGCTAGATGTATATACCTTTGCTCTTTTAGATATGTTTAAATTTTGTAATGCGTTTATTTCGTTTGTGTTTTTATAATATGTATCGTGGTTGCCAATTATAACGTGTGTATCTATGTTTAATGAATCTACTTTATTCCAAAACTTTAATTTAAAATTGTGTGCTGTATTATGATTGATAAATTTTCTTCTGTCTACCACATCGCCTAGATGAACTATGGTGTTGATATTATTTTCTTGTAAGTAAGGAAAGAATACCTTATCATAAAACTTATTAAAATAATCAATAAACGCAGGTGAGTCATTTCTAGCTCCCCAATGCGTGTCATTTATTAACGCAATTTTCATACTAACTCAATATAAAATAATCTAATTTACCTTTACGTGTTCTTTTCTTTTTTCTTTCTTTTTCTTTTTTCATTTCTCTATGATGAGCAAGACTTTCTATTTTAGGTACTTCTTCTATTGGTAAATTTTTCTTTAAAAATTCTGTAAACTGATTATGAAATTCCCTATCTTCGCCAGGTTGTAATGCCATATCATCAAAATTAGAATCTAATAACATTTTGTGTTTGATTGTTACTTGTTTCTTTTCTTTTTGTATTCTTCTTATAAATGCATAATATATAATTTGTGTAAAGTATGCAAAAGGATTATTTGATTTATCAGGATTAAAATTGTCTAAGTATTGTAAACAGTTTTCTATACCATCAGAAATCATATCATCTCTAAATGTATAGTTAATAAAATTCGGTCTATATGATAAGTGATTTGCTATTTTTAAAAAACAAGTGCCGATATAATCAGGTACTCTTGGCTTTGCTATGCCTTCTTTAACCGATTGTTTGACTGTTTTTTTATATTCAATCATTGCGGCCAAAAAATCTTTATTACTTACGTAATGTTCTTTTGATTTTTTTGATGTTGTCATTATTTAAATATACTACACTTTGTGTTGTTTGTCAATCACTTATACAAAGACTATGAAAAAAGTCGGTTCCAGGATGGGTTGACTTTATTCTTTTTATCCGTATAATGGGGGTGTTGCCTCTTTGATAAAGATTCTCCAGATTAGTGGAGTGTTTTCCTAGTATCTCTAAAATCGTCCCACAGTTCATTAAATTCATCATTATCTTCCTTGTTCAATTGTTCAGGTTCATAGTCACCTTGTTTCGGCACTTGTATTCTATCATATTTTAAAGCTACATCTAAATAACTTTTGGTCATTTCTTCGGTGGCCATTGTTATAGTCATAATCTTATCTTTCGGTATAGATATGATTGTATCATTCGTATAGGCTGTCCATTTAATTAATGCGATATAATCTTTAAGACCTCTTGCTGTTAATTGAGATATGTATTTAATTTGTAAAGGCCTATCAATACGTAATAAAGCAGACTTCTCTGGCAATTGATCTTTGGCCAGACGGCAAACAATGTCATCTCCGTTAATGAGTTTTATTATTCTTATCTGATCCATTGTTTAATTCTATGTTGTGTATTTCGTAGTTAAAGTTTTCGCTTGTGTATATATTTATTCTTTCTCTAAAGTGTTGTAGAGTGTAATTCTCTTTTCCATTATAAGAAAGATCATCTGATATATCATAAAGAGTAGCAGAAGAATTATTATCTTTCAAACGAAGGCCACGACCAATAGATTGTAAATTACGAATACGAGATTTTGACGGCGATGCAAAAACTATGTTATGTAAATTTCTTATATTAATACCAGTACTAAACGTTCCATAACTGGCGATTATAATTGCGTTATCCGATTTCTCAGTTATAAATCGTATCTTTTCTCTTTCTTCGGCTTCTACACCACCATAAACGAAAAATATTTTTCTATCTTCAGCTTTATTCTCTATGAGTTGTTTTAATATAACACCGTGTTTTTCTACATATTGAAATAGTACTAAAGAATTGCCTTGTAAATTTAAACATAGATTACGAATATACTTATTTCTTCTTTCATTTGATACTAAGAAATCCATTTCTTCTTGGTAACTCTTATCTTTTAAAAAGTGTTTAGAATTTTTATCGTGTTGAAGTATTAAACATATAATTTTTAAATCGGCCAGTTGTTTCTTTTCTTGTAATTCAGAAGTTGATGTAACTTTATTAACAACACCAAACAGTCCTTCTAAAACTAACTTGTTCGTCTTAGTACCATCTAAAGTACCTGTAAGACCTATTCTATATTTACAATCTTCTAGTTTAGTCATAATCTTACTTAAAGAAACGGCCTTAAATAAATGACATTCATCTCCAATGACCATACCAAAAGACTTAAACCATTTTTTAGGTAAATTATATATTGATTGCCAAGTAGATATGATTACATTCTTATTTGTTTCTTTCTCGTGACCTTGATAAATTTTGTGTACATACTTATCAGGATTCCAACCATAATCTTCAAAATCTTTATATAACTGTTCTACTAAAGAAGTAGTAGGAACTATAATCAATATTTTATTATTTGTTTTTTCTTTTAATCTTAATAAATTAAATCTCACTAATAGATAAACTATTAAAGACTTACCAGAGGCCGTAGGCGATAATAATAAACAACGATTCTTTTGTAGAGCGTGAATAAAGGCCTGTTTCTGGTAATCTCTTAACTCCATAGGCACTTTTAAATTAGTTATAAACTTATTTACTAACGTTTCATCTACAGATATATCTTTTATCTTTGTACCATCAACAACTTGTATTTTATTATCTTCACACCATTTAACAATATAAGGATATAAACCGGCATATATTTGGCCAGTTGCATAAGAAAATAATCTTATCTTACCGTCCCATACTCTATTTCTAAATTGTGGTGTAAATCTATAGCCAGGAACTTCAAAGGTAAAATACTCACCTAAATCTCTACGTATAGAATCATCAGCTTCTATTTTAAGATAGACTTCGTTTTTCTTATCTATGATAATATATTTGGTAAGTGTCATACGTATTAAATAAATTGAGGACCTACTGACCAACCTACTAATACTTTTCTTGTTCCACTTGTGACAGGATTTACTTTATGCCAAACAAAAGATGGAAATGATATAACTGTTCCTAATGTAAACTTATCGTTAAACTTAGTATTAATATGTTTTTCTGGTTTTGGATTTGGTTTAGATATTTCAAATTCGCCTCCTTCATAATCTTCATTTAAACACAATGTAAAACTTATTTTTCTTATATAACCATTAGGGTATGGTTTACTATGACTATCTATATGCCAATCATAATGGTCATTTATTTCATAAACTGTATATTGTAGTGGTTCAAATTCTTTTAAAACAAAATTCCATTTGGCCTTTTTATTATGATCTAAAATAATTTCGTTTATATCTTTATTTAATTTATCATTTGTTAACCAAGTAATTTTTGATTTTCTGTTTATATCTAAACCATCTTGTACTTTGGCCATATGAAGTTTAGATGTTTCGGCTTGAGAAATAATTTCATCACAGTATTTTCTATCAAAATATCCATTAGAAATACAATGATTATTTTCTAAGTACATTATACAG